CACAAGGTTTGCGTGAATAGACAAAGCAGCCTGCCGCACTACGTCGTCCGCGCCTTGGTTGATAACGCGGCGGTAATGGTTCATACGCGCTTGCAGATCTTTAAACTGTATAGCCATTACCGTTTCCCTTTAGGTTTCACCGCGTCAGCTTGGTGCGTAAGGTACACCGCGTCCATTCTCGGGATAAAGTATAACAAATCTTCGCGCTGTTCCTCGCTAAACCCTTGAACGCTTGCGTATTCCGAAATTGCGCTCCAACTTATCGGACTAGCGCCACCCATTCCCTGCGCTCTACAACTCGTCAAGTCCAAAAATGCAGCGTAGTACAACTCCAAACCTAACCACAGTGTGGGCTTATTTGCAATTGCGTCCGGTAGCGGTAGCCCTTGCGCCTTACACTGCTCAACGATAAACTTTTCGTTGCCGCTATGTTTCAGCGCATGGGTCAGGACGCTTGTTAGTTTTTTGCTTCAGCTTCCAAAAGTTCTTCGCGGAACAGCGCCACTTTGTTAGCTTGCTCCTGGATATCTATAAACAAATCGGGTAGATCGATAAGCAATTTCTCGCAGTTTTTGACATTGTAGTCCATAAGGTTGCCGTTTTCATCTTCAACGCCAGACCAACCCAAAATCACAGATTCGGCGTACACTTTTGCAAGCAGCACAGTGGCGGTTTCGGGGTCAAGCGTGTCGTTTTGAATCTGACGGCGGTACGGCTTGCGATGGTGATCCATGCTCTTCATGAACCGGACGTTAGAACCGCCTGCCCGCGCAATTGTAATCTGAATGGGCTTGCCGTCCGAGTTGTTACCGTATTGTAAAATAACCCCGTCCTTTTCCAGAGCCGCGTCTGTTTTAAATTGAGAATAAAGGGACATTGTAAACCTCCAATTATCAGTAAAGCAGCCCGAAGGCTACTGTGGCCATTCAGTGTAGTTTAACCGGCAACGTTAGGCAAGTAACTAAACTGCTGGAATAGCAACGTGTGGCCAAAGGACGACTCCGCAGCATTATTTTCCAAAGGAATTGTGATAGCTTGGTCTTGCTCTACGTTTAGCCGACCGTCGCCCAACGACAGCAAAGGAATATCCCACAACATCGCCGCGTTGCGTTTTGACATAACAATGTCCAATGTGATATCCGCGTTGCGAATCACCGCTTGCGTGGCATTGATATCCGCAAAGTAGGCTGTAATGGAACCGCCTACTTCAAACGTACCTGCGCTAGTGTCGAAGGCACCCAAAACGCCAATCGCTTTGTTCGGAGTGACGTTGTTTGTAATGGTTAACGTCATATCCGTTGCGAACGCAAACAAGGACTCTACGTTAGCGTCTTCGCTAACACTTGCCAGTTTAATGCGGTGGAAATCCGAGCTAGTATTAAATGCGTCCGTTGGGTCAAGCGCAGGGCGATCCCCGTCTTTAGTGCCCATAGAGCCCGGACGCTGCTCATTGTCCACTGCTACAAAAGACATATCCAGCGTAACTTTGTCGGCTTGGGTAATGTTAACAGTGAGCTCGTTAGGTACAGCACCCACTAAGTATTCAGACATTGTACCCGCGCTGTCTTGGCCTAGAGTTCGCTCCACATTGTAAGTGCGACGTTTAATTAAGCTGGGGTCACTTTCGTTTTTCAGCACATCCCCGAAAAACACTTGGATACTGCTGGATGGCGCAGTTTCGTCTTGGGCTTTCCAGCTGGTTTTGTCGAACTCCAAATAATTAGAGGTGATGTTAGAGATTCGCGCAAACCCGCCGTTATTTACAAAGCGGTTTGCGGAAGCGTCCCCGCCAACGAACACCCACTCACCCGGCAGCAAACCTAGTGTGGTCATGTCTGTAGCAGCACTTACCAAACGGACTAACAGACCGTTCATTACAATTTGGACGTCCCCAGCATTGAAAGCAAACCCCACGCTTTGCAATGCGGCGCTAGAAGAAGGCGTTTCCGCTACCGTAGTTTCAGCAACTTCCAATGTTGTAGCAGTTGCTGCGCTAACGGTTTTCAAACCGTTGTTTGTAGGAACTGCGAACCCCGTGGCGTACACCAAGGCCCCTTGGTTAAAAATACCCAAACCGTCGGCAGCAGTGTATTCCCCAGCATTTGTAACTGAAGCCAGTACGGTTGCTTCCCCGTTCATTGGAGCGGTGTTAGCTTTTTCGCGCATGTCTGCAAAAAGAAGCCTTGCAACAAACGAGTTGTGTTATTGAGTGTTAAATCTTGGTTAAAGCCGCCAGAGGCATCCAGGTCAGTGGTTACGCCCTTTTTGCGCTGACGGGACGGGTTAATAGGGTTGCGTGCAACTGTGGTAATCTGCCCCCCGAAATCCGAGTAACTGTTAGGTTCCAGCGGGTACCACACAGGCCCTCCAGAAACGTCTACGCCGCCTGCAAGAGTGGCACCGCTTAAAGTAATGCCGTCACTATCGGTCTCAAGTGCAATGGCGTTCCCAGCGCTGCCAAGCGCGGCAGCGGTTACAGTGACCACAGTTGCAACCGCGTTGGCTGTTACAGCACTGACGCTTGCCAGCGCATCTGCGATGTTGGAAGCGGTTTCAGATTCATCTTCGCCAATCTCAATTTCATCATCCTCAGACGCGGACGGGACGAAAGTGAACGTTGCGCCGCCCACCGTCAGGAAATCACCGTCTTCTGGCAACTCTAATACGGTAACGGAACCGACCGCAGCTTCACCGCTAGAAACTTCGGGTAATTCACGTAAACAACTCTCCTCCGCGAAACGTAAGCCTGTCACATTGGAGTCAATTTTATAAACAGGACAACTCATCTTTTTTACCCTCGGTCTGTGTATGAAAAGTCAACAATTACATTTGTTTGTTGGAAAGCGCCGCTCGTACCAATCTCGTTTATTGTGGGGTTACGATACCATACACAATCCGATTTAGCTTTCCTGTACGCGTTCACTATCTTTTGTGCAACTTGGTACGCTAACGTATTGCCGTCTCCAACAGGCGTAAACAATTGCACAGTTAAAGTGCCCGTCTGTTCCCACAACCGAGCAGGGCTGTTTCCAGCTAAACTGGCCTGCTGGCCCAGCGTATGGCGCATTGTAACACGCGCCCAAAAATCATTGGTGTTGCTCATGTTGGTTACGTCGTCCCAGACGACTTTATAGGAACCCAACTCCGTCCACGCGTCCTGGAACACACTTAAAAATGTGGTTGCGCGCTTCAATAGCGTCCATCAGTGCTTAACTCCAATTGCGTACAACATAACAACGTCTGCGGGCTTCAGCGTTTGCACCCATTCAATCCGCCAGTTGACACCACCGTCTACCACAATGTTAAATTCTTCAAAATTTACGCCGTCCACGGGTGCAATCAGGCATACCTGCGAAACCCTGCCCAACAACTCTTCAGCAACAAAATCGCGCCCTAGTCCGCTGCTAGGCGGGACAAACGTTCCAATAACGGTTTGGCTTTGCTCTACCGTGGGTTCTCCCGGCCCGTTCCACGGCTGGTTCGGGTCTGTGGCAGCGTTGCTCAGTTTTTGCAGCGTCGTAGTGCGACCGGTGTCTGCGATTAGCGTTTTAACAACGTCAAGCAATCCGGAGTAGTCCATTATCGGTACACCCTATCGCCTGCTCCGCGCCTTTTTAGCAAACTTTCCAGCCAGAAATCGGCGGCGGGATAAGACTTCCAAACCTGCACGGAGCTAACGCTAGCCGAAGCAGCGTACGCGGTCGAAGTTTCAATAGGCCCCACTTTCTGCCGCTCTTCGGTTATAGCGTGGCCAGTAGCGCTGGCTTTTAAATCCGGCGCTAGAGGGCTGGATTTAGCTCGTACCGCGTATTCGCACACTGCTCGCTGTAGGTATACGGGCACACCAGACGGAACAGGGCCAATTCTTGGAAACGCAAGCGCTTGTTCTGCGGTGGACGCCCTACCTGCAAAATTGTCACGGAAACGCAACTCCACATAATCGGTAGCCTGCACAAGCCAACTTTGTTTTTCAGCTTCCGTACCTTGCCAAGCCGCATTCGAGCGAAGCGAAAAATAATCGTCCGCGAACTGAACGGAAACGTAAGAGTTGGCGTTGGGCAAACCTGTTCCGTTCTCAACTACAAAATCAACCATCGTCTTCCGCCGTCGAATTCGCAATTTTACCAAACACGCCCAGCCCGATGTGCAACATTAATTCAAACCCGTCGCGCACCGTAACGCTTGAATCTTTTTCAAGGTACCAGACGTCGCCAAGTTCCCCTTCTTCTAACGCTTCCGTGTAATAGCTACGCTCCGTAGTACCACTGACCACAATTGCTTCCGTACCGTCCACGCAAGGTTCCGTAGCCTTTACTGACACAGCTCCGTTTGCAGGCAACGTTACAACCCCAGACGCAGGCGACGCCAACAACTCTTTATACGCTGCGCGGTCTGCTTTAGTGCGAAGCGCGTGGCCAGGCGTCAGAACCGTCACTTACGGCGACCTTTTAACATTGTATCCAAAGGCGAAGCCCCACGGTTCAACAAATCCGCAACCTCTTTCAAATCCAGCCCGCTAGATTCAACTTGCCGAATTTGTTTGGCTCGCTGTTCGAGGGCTACCCGCTGTTGTTCCAAATACCCGCGAATTGCATTGCCAGGCGGTTGCTCCTCACAAAGCTGTTCCAATAATGCGTCAACTTTAGCTTGCTGATCCGCGCATTGTGCAGCAATCACAGCTTTCGTCTTGTGCAATTCGGCCAAGCTAGACTGCGCTTTTTCAATGTCCCGCTCCAGCTTGGTTTCTTGCCTTTGCGGGCTTCCGTTTCGGATTTTCCGCCCTGCGCAGTTGGCGCTTGCGCAGTTGGGGAAGGCGCAGTTTGTACAACTTGGACGGCCGCCGAAACGGTTTGGACGGCCGCGTCCGCGTCAGGAATCATCGCCATTGCACGGGAAAATCCAGGCTTGACCGCAGTAACTTCCTGCCGCGTAACCGACGCGCCTGTAATTTCTTCCAGCGTGTCAATTCTAGGTAGGCCGTCCGCTGTCCAATGGTCGTCGTTGTTTACATCAAGCAGGCCCAAGGCTTCC